TAATTTTTGTCGTTAATCCGGCACCATTACCGGACACGACAAAAATCATGAGAAGTGCTCTGCTAAATAAATATCTCCTTGCTAGCTTATTGCGAGGTTGTTGCTAGTTCTTTGCGGAAGGGGATGAGACAAAAAAAGCGCCGCCAATTTGTGTTGACGACGCTTTTACCTTTTAAGGGAGGCTTTATAATGATATGGAAAGGAGCTCTTCTCCTAATTTATGCAAGGCTTTTTCCAATTTTAAGCTTTGTTCGGGTCTAGGATTTCTTCCTCCAGAAGCATAATGCCATAATTGTTTTTGATTTATCCCTGTAATACGTTCTAAACCAGCCTTTGAAAATATGCCAGAATAAAATTCCAACAAAGACCGTACATCCATTTTAAACACCAACTCGTAATCACCTTGCAACTCTTCCGGAATATCACAGCCTAGCTCCTCACATTCCGAAACAAAGGTATCAATAGATTCTATCATACCCATTTTTATCTCATCAATAGTTTTACCGGTAGCTATTATACCGTCCAAACCATCAATATAAGCCGAGTAATTATTGTCGGCCCGTTCAATGATAACTCTTAGTGTGTGCATACATTTTTGTCTTTTTTTCTTTTTATGTTTTTCATGTATTAATTCAAAAGTTTTCTGGAGGCGGCATAAGCAGGACTATTTAAGTCCTGCCTCCCTTAAAACGGAATTCAACGTCCCTTCCTTTAGATCATCGTTGAGATTACCCGGAATTACTATGGGTCTTCTGGCTCCTTTCCTATAGTAAATCCTATGATCTCCACGCATCCGGACAAAACACCATCCGTTTTCTTCAAGTAAGGATATAACATCCTTGACTCTCATTACCATTTGGCCTCCTTTCTTTTTTAATTATAAAAAAAGATAACAAACAACGAAGGTTTGACAGGGGCAAAGGTAACTATAATTCTACTATCTCCAAACAAAACGATAACTATTTTTCTATCATTTCGTATATACAACTATTTTAAGGTCAAAAAAGTTCACGAATATAGAGGATTTTCTATAGCTAATTTTTCCTTCACGCTTTCTAATACTCCTCTCAGGAAATAACTCCTCCTTATCCTGTCCGGGTACAAGTTACGCATCCGGTTCACGGCTTGCCTCGTCATTCCCGTCAGATCGGATATGATATTGTCGCTCAACTTGCGATCGGCCAGTATGGTTATAGCCACTCCCCTAGCGTCAACGTTCTTCTCCTTGTTGTTGCTAAACATCATTACCGGATCGGTTCCGCACTCCTTGCAGACTGCCTCTATCACTTTTTTGTAAAAAATTTCCACCTTATTCATAATTCATAAACTTTTTATTTCGTGGTTTGTTTTACTATCAAAGCCGGGCACAAAAAATGCACGGCAGAAAGACTTATAAGAATCTTCCCGTCGTGCGTGGCATGAAAAAATAATCAAACTTCCGATCCGATTATTTAGGGAAGATTCTTTTTTCTTTATCTTCCCTTTCCGGTTCGTTCTCACGAAGTCACCATCAAACTAATATTAAATTAATCATGAACAAAAAAACGTCAGCCCTTGTTATTCATATAACGCATTCATTCTATTATCAGAGGTTTCTCGGGCGTGAGCCATGGAAGCCTCACCAAATTCTATAAAACCCGCCTATCCCGACATAGGGTGACAAGCCATGCTTTCCGATCCCATAACCGGCTATCGCACCGATTCCCCATCTACGGGGGGAGATCGTCTTGGTTATATACTCAGTCCTTCTATAAACCTCGATGTAATCAAGATTAGGCTTATAGCCGGATATTGACAGCCGGTAATCATCCGTCTTGTACTCCTTGCTGGTTATCGGCACCGGGACATATACAGGTTCCTTTACCGTGTCGCCGTCCAACGTGATATAAACAGGAAACGGCTCAGGTATTGTTCGTACCAGTGTCTCATAGACCGGGTACGGGATGCTGTCATGTATCGTATCCACCTTGGCGGACGTGTCGGTCTTGGATATCGAATCACTGGCTACATTTCCCCGGACATGGTAGCCAGCCGTGAAACTGGCTACCAAGCACACTAGTATTAATATGATATGCCACGGTTTCATCTATCGAACGATCATCCAATCCGTAGCTAGCATATCCGTTTGAGATGCCAACCAGCCATTTACGATAGTATCATCAGCGGCTTTCATACACAAATAAGCCGTGAACTTGATCTTGTCCGTTTCCGAGTCTCCATATTTACTAGCAACCCATTTCTTGACAGCATCAGGTAGGGATTTAACCTTATTCACGACCATGTCCGTAGACAGACAATCTTCAGGACGCTGAAAAATAAACATGCCTTTCCCATTCCATCCTTCACGACAAACCAACTCTCCTTTTTTGATAGCCTCTAAAGCTTCTCCAAATGTCATGTTTTTAGTTACCATTTTATTTTACGCTTACCTCTACAGCATTAGGTCTTGTTATTGTTAAAGTAAATTCCATCCAGCTATAACGTCCGACATTTCGGCCTCCCTACCGTTCTCGACCTTGCTCATCCCCGCTACTATCCGGATCATCTGCTCACGATCGTTGATGTTGATAGGATCATCAGCCGGGATACCGGCGTAATCTGATGCAAACTGGATATACTTTTCGGTATGGTTCTCCTCCGGAGGCGCCCATCTTCCTATCATCTTGCGAATCGTGTCAAGCTTATAGTTGTTATAGTAGTTCGACAGGATCTTAAAGATCGCCCGATAGCCATAGGCCATAGTCTCGAACTGCTTAAACGACTTGTCCTTGCTCGGACGTATCTCACCTTGGAACAAGTCTCCGTTGATCCGGATGTTTCCCGGGTTGTTGTTCCGATACCCACGAGGTAAATTATTTTTCCCCATATTTTACTCTCCTTTCTTCTTTTTATTCATGGCATTGGATAAAGCGTTTGTCAAAGCGTCCTCCAAAACCTTTTGCGTTACAACCTTACCGATCATGTCGGCTGTCTTACTCGCCTGCCTCCTTTGTTTGGCGTCAGCCTTCTCCCAGATAGACCTAACCTCCGTTATCAAGATAAATACGGTCACTATCGAGGATACGACCGGGACATTGGTCAAGAAAGGCAGATGGATAAATTCCCAGAACCGGCACACGTAGCAAACCGAGTCTATACCGCACGCTATACATACGCTACCAGCGTAAAGTATGAACTTACTGACCGTCCTACGCATGCCATACGAATTACGCTCCTCGCCCCTCAATTTAGCCTTGTAATAACCCGAGGCGAAATCCCAGCCCATCGCCACCATAACGATGAACATCTCAAACACGACTACAGTCAGTAGCTCCCTCATACTGCAAATCATCTTAAAAAACTCCATTCTTCCGATCCTTTTTTTATCAAATAAATATTACATCATCCCTTACCGATATCCCCGTATCCTCGATCACCAAATTACCTCCCGATACCGAGACATTCGCCGCAAGGGTAAACACCAATATATTTCCGTCAACGTAAGCCTTGCGACTAGGCTGACGTACCGTAAGCCGCTCTTTGACCGCTCCGTTTCCGGTCGCCACGGTCAATACTTCGTACCGCTCCGTCCCCGTATAATTCTCCGTGTCACTCGTGATGACGATCTCGCCATTATCTCGCCCTGTATAGGCAAGGTGGAGATTCCCTCCACCTACGCCCCATGGTATCACTTTCTCCATACCGGGCAGGGGTCAAGATACCGTCCATTGCGTATTGGAGGTAACAAGAACGGTAACAGCGCTTCCATCCGCAGGGATCGTTATATCTGTCTCGCTTAACGACAAGTTAGCGTCTCCGGCTGTTTGCTCAATCACGATCTGCTGCTGAACGGTGCTACCGTTGGATACCTTCAGGGTCCTGTCTATCTGCTCTATCGTGGTATTGGCCGGCAAGGTCAGATCCACAGACCATACCACCTCGCCTGTCGCTCCCGGATCTCCTTCGATCGCCTCCGTATTATTAGTGGGTTTACCACCTGCGGTATACTGGGGGGAGATCGTCGCCTCCTTCGCTTCTCCCACCCACGCGAATGACAAGGCGGCAGAATTGGATTTCCCATTGACAGTGACTTTTCCTCCTGTCTTATCTGCCGCCATCGACGACCCGTTATCTATGGATATATACTCGGGTTCCGCCTCTTGCGTCACCTTATAAGTCTTGGGTTGCGCCACACCGGATCCGATAACCGTTACGGTCCCAGATCTCGCCTTTCTCCCCTTATACACCGTCGCTGTATTCCTCAGCGTATCATTACCCGATCCAGACATCGGGCTTACTGTCAACCAACTAGGTTTTGCCATACTTCTAAAATTTTTTATTAATTATTTACTATTCGACGTCCCATAAAACGTTTGATATTATATTCACATCCGCTTCAAAACCATAACTCCTTTGTAGCCATATAGCCGTTGGGGTAACGATCAAATGCGCTTCCCTAGTCCATACCGTATCTCGTCCCAGATAGATTTTCTTTACGTCCGCTCCGTTAAACTTTATATCTATCGCCCCGTTCAGAATCATAGTATTACATATAAGATGTTTGGATTAGGGGTCTCGATCTTGTCATACTCCTCTTGCGTAATGGCCTCGATCCTATGGATTGAGTCGGACACGAGGGTGTTCTTGGGGTTATTCAATATATCAAAAGATGAGCTGACATCCACCGTGGACACTTTCAGATTCGAGCAAGACTGTTCGTCAGTCTTCCCGCATGATCTCGGTATGAGCTTGAACGCCTCGCAAGCGTCAACGGCCATCATGCCATCTTTCTTATAATTCTCGAATAACGTCAACGTGTAAACCCCGCAATGTACCTGATCCTTCCCGTGATAAGAGAATCTTATGACGTTACCGACAAGGAGGAAATCCTTTATCTCTATCCTCTCGAATGAGTTTGACAAGATCACCTTCAAATCCCGTCCCTCAAGTGGTTCGGGAACATTATCGTGCAATATCGTCCACTGGACGGATATGTCGTTGCCTATGCGGATAGTTTCCATATTATCCAAGGGTAAAAGGATTGATCGTTTTCACTAAGGAGCCATCTGCCGTGATAAAGCTGTAACTAATATTACCCTCAACCGTTACATTCGAAAAATTTCCAATCAAGGAGCATCCAATAATAACCCCGTTTATATTCACACTAGTAGATGTCATTGTTATAGTATTCTTATAAAAAGATGAGAGGTTATTTTTTATCACGTTGCAATACGTAGATATTATGTTCGAATTGACATCTCCCATATTGTTACACAATACACGAAGCCCTCCTGATATTACATTATTGTAAATCTGACCTCCAATCAAGGGCTTATCTATTGAGATAACAGAGTTCTTAAATATGGAGGGAACCCTGTTAAGGCTTTTTGTTATTGTTATCTTATTATTAAAAACACTGACTTTATCTAAGCCGAGCGAGGCATCCTTAACGGTGGAACCATCCTTGACCGAAAATGTATAAAAATCTAGCGTATCGCTTGATATGTTTGGATTGTCTTCTGATGTCATTGGTGTTAAAAGATTCTTGAAATCATAAAACACATCATTTCCAAACTCATCTATCATTCTATATATCGAACCCTTGCCTCCTTCTTTAGCCTCATGAAACAGACTGGTATCATTATTAATATCATACCATATCTGCCAAGCGGACAACCGACTGTTTTTGAAATAAATATCTCCATCATGTAACATGGCAGATGCCTTATCCGATATCCTATCTTCCGTGATAGCTTCGACCACAATATCGAATTGGTGACCGGCGGACTTCCAAGACTTAAATTCTGTCACATAATCCGTTATCCTATATTTATTTCCTTGGACAAGAGAACTACTACCAATTAATGATACTAATTCTGAATAAGTAACATTTATCATGGCTCCACCGGAACCAGCCAAATCATACTCTATTCCATTTACGTTTATTTTTTTTATTGTTCCCATATCTTTATTTTATTATCAAGACTTCATTTTCCGCTACAACTTGAGAATCGGAAATAAAAAGAATATCTTTTAGCACTTCCGTCTTTATATTGTTAGTAAACACTAATACGCTACCAGCGATGAAGGCCTTTACCCCTTCAATGCCAGATTGAAGCAATTCTAATAAGTCTCTTATCTGATTAGATTGCTCATCCATGATAGCCCTAAGTTCTTTGTTGTTATCATTTAATTTATCATTTAAATATAAAAAATTAGAATCGATAGAATTATTTATTTTATCTTCTATACTAGGAATACTGACCGCTCCATCCTCCAATATGGATAAAGCATTTTTTCGATTATTTGGACCATTTCCTATCCCATAAGAAAATAAAACTTTTTCCCCATTTAATATCGGCTCATTATAACGACCAAAAGAAACCCCATAACTTGACTCTATAAGCAAATGATCTCCATGGCAAAAAGAAGAAGAAGAGCCTTCGCTCATAACACAATCTTTTCCTCCTATATGCGAGAAAGAACATCCTCTATAAACCTTATTGTTATACCCCTCGATGTGAACACAGAAGTTTTGATCTATATATTTTCTTCCCGAAAACAGAACATTATTGTATCCTTCCACATGATTTGCCTTATGTACAATTGGTGCACTATGCGAATAATACAAATCACCACATATATTATTATATCCTTCTACATGGCTTGTGTTATCACAAATAAAATTGTTACATCCCTCGAGGTGGCTTCGGCTACCAATTGACATGTTTAGGGCAAACCTCTCTAGTAGAGATACAGCGTCAAAGCTTAACGAGTGCTCAATATTCTCAGAGTTATAGGTTCCATAATCTTCTATGAAAGTCCTTAAAGCCTCCCCTTCTGTATCAAAAATAGGCCGATCCTCTATACCTCCTACGGTATTTTCAATAAAATAAGGCTGGGTGCCTATTGATCCTCCTTCTACATGCGAACCATCCCCTAAACAATAAGAATATAATCCCTCTACATGCGATTGCGCTCCTAAGCACCATGTTCCCCTGCCCTCGGCGTGACCCTCGCTAGCGAACACATTCGTTTTGTAACCCTCCGCATGCGCCCTAGGACCGGTAGCGTTGGTATTCATACCCTCTGCGTGGGCGTAATTTCCTGCCGCCTTGTTATTCTCATAGTCATTGAATATCTCGGCGTTCTTGTAACCCGAGTAGTTTTGACCTACACCAAAGGCAAGGCTGTCCAATTCGATAAAATCCCCGTTTGCGCTTTTATCAACGGAGGATTTAAAAATATAATATCTATCGGCTATGATATTATCCGTAGGGACAAACACGTTCCCCGCCCCATTTCCGTCTTGGCCGGGCTTGCCTTGTGGGATACCTAAATCCAAAGCATAAATAGGTACACCTTCTGGGGTCTCCCCTCTCAAGACAAAGCCAGCCGTTGCCGAGCTATTAAAAGGAAGGGTGGAGACCGTACCGATAGAGACGACCGGAGGATCTCCCGGAGTTCCCTTCGGACCGGCTAGCAAGGATAATTCCACCAACACATTCCATCCGGGATTTCCAACATACCTCCATTGGATATCCGTAGACGAAGAGGCTAGTTCTATCTCCCTACCGTCAAGTCCCTTAAGTATAGCCATGGGGACTCTCACTAATTCCTCCTTAGCGGAAATACCGGGCAAAGATGACACGGAGGATATAGAGTCAATCTCCTTGAACTGACTTAAATCCTTGGACTCCTCCGCTAAGATCTTTTTACTCTCAGCGGCGATCGCACGTAAATCCTCGGGCGTTAGAGTAAAGCCGGAAGACAATGTAAGATCCCCTACAGCCATATTATCGTATGTTATTCTTGTTTAAGGAAAATATTTGCCGCATCGTCTATCACGGTTGACAATATAGCCTTGCAGTCTTCGTCCGAGACTCCATCTTCCAAGACTATCGATTTCCTGCCTTTGTCCACAATGTTTACATAACCGAACCTAAGCTCTCCTTTTTTGACCGAGGCCAATACCTCTGTTACCTTTTCGCCCGCATTCCGTGTTGTCTCATAGGAGATATCATAATCTCCTACCGTGTTTTTGTATTTGCTTCTCAATACAGATGATAATGTTGATAGTGCCATGTTAATTTCCCCTTTCTATAATGTTATAAATTTGCCCGTTACGCTCGTAGGCCAGAGATCCCACACGTACCCCGTCCTTGATAAAAGAGCCAGTTATCCGGTCTATCCGCTCATCGGTCTTGACCGAGGCGGAATACTGTATCTTGATACCGGCCACGTCCGAGTAGCCGTTTATCGTCCTTGTGTCGCTCGTTATCTCCATGGTATCACACGTTTAAAATGTTAAAGATCTGACCGAAAGCTCCTGCGGTCAATGTCTTGTTACAACATTTCTTTATCAATATGGATTCCTTGTCGCTGATGTCCATCTCACCATCGGCGGCGTTGATCCTTGTCATTAGCTTGTAAAGCTCGTACTTCTCGTCCTCGTTCATATCATCGCCGGACGAGTAAAGCCTAGCGCATACTATATCCTTGATGATTTGTACTTTTCCGAACTCGTCCTTCATGTCTTCCCCCTTGAAGGTCTTTAGGGGCTTGTTGAAATTTACTTTCATGACTAATTTATTATTATTGTTGAACATAAAAATCTCCGGTAGTAGCACTCCATCTCACAGGATAAGACTCACCCGGGTCAATATGATTGCTAAATGGCATATGCGAGGCTTTTATAGATGCCCTATAGAACCAATATGCGTCCCCATCGTAATGCCTGATTCCTATTTCTACGCTTCTCCTTCCTGTGGAATCTTTCCAGTTCTTGTATATTCCAAGACCGGTTATAACCGAGGCTTGAGAAGCTATCATCAGCCCATAAGTTGACACATTAGCCCCGTCATCCTCTATTCCTATAAAGGTGTTGCTACTAAATGATGATATCCCTACATTTGTTCCTATGGCAACTTTTTTTGCAGAGTTTTCCTGAAATGTTATATTGCCAGAAGGATTGATTGAGAACGTCCCTCCATTTGTCATATTAGAAGATAACTTATTACTTTCTATAGTAAACCCTCCTATCGTACCCCTTACCGCCGCCAAACTGGTTGCGTATAGATTATCTACGTCGATCATGGATGTCTTTATATATCCATTAACTATCACAGTGGCAGAAGTTAAGGCCTGTATTATGCTAGCCTCCTTACTCCATGCAGGAAGACTGTTAACAGCTTCTTGCGCTGATCCGGCTGTAGTTACAGCTTTAGCGGCATTTGATATGGCCGTAGCTGCGTCTTTAATAGCCTTGGAAGCGTTTGAATTTGCTGTACTGGCAGTCAATTCGGCAGACGAAGCCTTACTCCATGCGCTAGAAGCGTCAGACAAGGCTTCGTTAGCTTTCGATAGAGCCGAACTAGCATTACTGCTAGCGTTATTGATCGTATTTTTGACATCCGTATTGAACATATTGAACGTCACCGCCCCTACAAGATTGATCCTCTCCGCCTTGATCGTGGTGGTGGTTGCCGTCTGGTTGATATACGATATGATATTATCGCCGTTTTCCAAGCTCTTGGCGGCGAACAACGTATTTCCCTGCGTAGTGTTGATCCATCCCGCCGTGTCTATCTCATTCCTTATATTATCCACCCTCGTTGATATGGCCGATATTTGCCCAGCGGTAATATTCAACTGAGAATCATACTTGGTATACACCTTACCTGTTTCCTCATCCACATAATCCTTCGTTGCCGCCAGCTTGATAGACTCTTCTGTTTGCTCTATCCTTGTCTCCAACCTGATAATGGCATCCGCCAAGTTATCGATAAACAAGGAAACACCATAAATCAGTATTTCCCCATCGAAAGATATACGGAAATCGCCACGTTCGTCCCATTTCCCCGCTTTCGAAAGCTTACGATACGAGGATGATGGTTCCAAGGACATGGAGACATAAAGGCTTGATCCCTCGAAACCTGCGGTCAATATCCCCGCCTTAACAACCCGGTAATGTAATGAGAAGGAATAGTCATACTCGGTCGCCTCGGTCTCATGTGACGGTATGTTTATAACGTCATTCCGCTGGAGGATATACGAGTCACTGATACGTAAGACATTTCTGTTGCCGTCTTGATAAATATCTGAAACTCCCCTCTTCTCTGACAGGAAAGAATCATTGGCGTAAATAAACGATCCGTCATGTCCCCAAAAACTTATTGAGTTCTCTGTCACCCAATAGTCCGTATTTTGGGAGAATGAGCTATTTTTCAATATATTGCCCGGCTCTAAGGATATATCGTTCCTGATGCCTTCGATTGAACTCTCGAATTTCCCGTTCATTATGGAAAATTCCTGCTCGACCGTATTACCTGTATCAAGGATGTAGGTCGAATTTTCAAAGTAAGCCCCGTTACCGTAAATCCCCCAAACACCGGTCAAATCTATACCGTTTTTGGTTCTTATCCCGGAAAGATTTCCGATACGTGCCTTGGTCGCGTTATCGGGGTCTGTCTTCATCCCATACACGACATCCATATATGGAGCGCCGATCTCGTCGATCGTAGTAATCTTGACAATACCCTTTCTGGTAGAATCAGCCACGCTATCTATACGGGTTAATACATCTCCTTGCGCAATGTCGGCTTTATCACCGGCAAAGTTGACAAACGTAATCCAGTCCAAGCGATCTTCACCGTCCGATAAATTACCGATGCCGACTTGATCAACCCGAAGTTCGTATTGCTTGATGATATTGTAATCATTCTCCCCTGTCGGCATTCCCCCAAAATGTTGGACCATCAATATATCCCCCGAACGGAACGGATTGTAGAGCACGCCGTTCCCCGTGTCCAAGTAAATCCTTCCGGTCGCATGGTCGTAATACTCCACCTTCATCATCCCTGAGAATATCACGTTGTCGTTTTCGCCACGAAGCTGAGAGACGATGAACTCATAGACCCGGAGACTGCCTCTCACATTTATATCGTCTATCTCTAAACGGAATTTCTGTTCCTCTACACCAGCCGAGTTAACCCGTTTATATGGAGCAATATCCCAACCGAAGCCATTAGGGAAACCGGATATAAACGTATGGGACCCCACTCGTTTCTTGAATAAAACATTCCCACGGAACCATGACTCATCAAATATGGCACGACCATCGGCCTTGATCTCCCAGCCCTTGCCGTCCATGCCGTCGAGGAAGATGGAGGAGCCTATCTTTTTGTCGAATAAAATATCCTCATGGGCGATATCGGGAATGTCCTTACGAAGGTAACGTTTGTCGTTATCCTGTTTTACCTTGTTTATCTCATATAATGTCCGCAGAGCGGAGAAAACATTCTCGTCCGAGGCGGCGGTAGTATCCTCTTTCTTTATGATATACACCCCGAAAGAACCGCTACCTTGGTTGACGTACGTGTTATCCTTATATTGGATATTCTCCAACTTACGCTCCAATTCCCCCAACCGGGAGTAAGCAGCGCTCTCTCCTACCGTATAGGAAGGCGAATCATATGGGATATCAAGCTTTTTCTCGAAACCCAATACCCTAGATTCCCGCCCATTCTCAAAATAGGCCTTATTGATAAGCCTGACACGCTGTCCTACGGATAGATCAATCGCCTTTTCCGGGTTCAATATACCATTATTCTCATCGTAGCCGGAAGCGTAGTATGAGTTAAGGACGCATGTGTAAGTGGAAGGGTCCGACACGACCTTAGCCTTATACTCTATCGTCCTTCTCAGCAATTCCTCTTCCGCCTGCGGGATAAGGGTGTCACTTACGTATTGCGTGTCAAAATTGTATAGGATATATTTGTTCCCCGTCCCCGGTATAAGAGGGCTTTCCGGCAATGTCTGGCCATAGGAGTCATTACGGACTATCTCGAACACCTGAGCCTCCGGATCATCCTCCGGCAGTCCTTCCGGATTGAATCGCAAGGCGAAATCCATGCCTGACAACGGCCCCGTCTGGAATACGACACGAAGCTCTTTGCCGGGAAGCACGTATTCCTCGGAGAAGGACAATCCCGAGTCCTTGAACCGATAAACGGTGAATGTCTCCGATGTCCCGTCCTCGCCCTCCTCCGTGACCTCCTTCGGTATCACCTCGGTTATCGTACCTATCTTACGAGGGTATATATCGTCGAATATAACGACCGCCTCCACTATTTGATCCTCGGTCAATCCCTGTACCACGTCCACGTAGGGAGTCCCCTTAGGAAGCATGAGGCGTTTTTGCACCACCCCTTGCACCACCGTACCGGATTCCCCCTTGCGATAGCCCGAGGGGATATTTCTCGTTGAGCCGAAAGCGTACAGGCGTGTGGCGAACAGGTCTTGGCTTTGGCTCCTTGACATGGAAGCTACCTGCCTGCCTATCCCCAGATCTACGGGATCGCCACGCTCTATCCTGCCTATATATATCTTGTCACCCTCTACCCACCACTCGCACTCCCACGCCTCGGCAATCTTGGTAAGGGCATCCACGATATTCGTGCTGTCGTATTGCACGAGCTTGGCGACAGCGTCAACGGAGCTATCGACAACGGCTTGGTACTCCTTGCCGTTATACCTGAATCCCAGAGATCGCAAATTGGATACGACAATGCTTAGGTGGGCCTCCGGAGCACGTGTAAGGCTCCATGACGCTTCCTTGTTACCTTGCCTATCGTAAAATAGGATATGATTCTTCCATCGGTAATAATGCGAGTCGAATCGCACGCTATAGTCGTATCCGCCTGTGGATACGTTGAATGTCGGATATGTCTTGCCAGTTACGTAGAAAACGCTACCTTCATAATCGATATTGTCTCCGATCTCCAGTTGTACCGGATCGGACAAGGAGAACACGAGGTTCACATAGTCCTCTTTCATCAACTCAAACCGACGTACCGAACCCGTCCCTATCGACACCGACAACTTGACTCTACCAGATATGTCCTTAATCTCGATCATGAACTCAAAGTTCACGCATATAAGGGGGATGGCAAAAAATCAAGCGGACCTAAAAAAAACAATGGAGGGATTGTTGTAATTTTGTTGTAGGAGGAAATAAAAAAAGCCCCGAGCCACAGGTATGGTACGGAACTTTTTCTTTTATTTTCTTGATTTTAAATGTTTATTGATAGTTTAATCTATAACTTTCGCCTTCGCATTCATATTCCCATACATACAAAGGTTTATAAACCATCTTGAACATGAGGGCGGAACTCCAGTCATCTCCCCCCATTAATTTGCCACAATCTTTTTCTTCATAGACAATCTGATTTGAAAAAGAATCATATACATAGAACCGATTAATCGTAACATTTTTGTTTGAACCATTATGAAATTTAATATACATAGTCCCCGTGATAAAACCATTGTTGTAAAGTCCATTCAAACGTGTAGACGCAGTTATTTTTTCTTCAAGAGGTATTTCCAAAACGGTTATTATACATTCCGCTTTCACCGTCCCGTCCTTCGTAGACACAGTAACCGTGCATTCTCCCGGATTTGATGTATTTATTATTCGTTGCTCTTCGTTAGCAAAATAGGCAATACTTTTATCGGAAAATTCAAATTTCAATTCTGAGTTATCTGCGTTATATGGATATACAGAAACATCCAATGTAAACGATTCACCTTGATTTATAGTAATATTAGAAGGATTTAGTATTATACTTTCCACCGCTATCGTCTCCACCGTAATCTGGCACGCATACCGTTTCCCATTCACAGTCGTATAGACTTCTGCCTTCCCTTCTTTCAGTGCATTAATCCCTATTCGTCCGTTTGAAATAGACGTTATAGACACGACAGAATTGTCCGAAACATACCATTTAACTCCGGAGACATCCGCATAACTTGGCTGTATTGTATAATCAATGTAAGTGGTTTCGCCTTTTTTCAGACTTATGTTTTGTTCCTCAAAAGATATGTTAGATACCTGTGTTTGCCCCTCTTCATCTGGTTTATCATCGTCTTCTTTATCACCATCTTCGCCAATAATGGTAACCATTGCATTAGCCCATATGAGCCGGGAACTGTTATCTTTTATCCCGTGGTTGACTACTTCTACAATCACCGTTCCTGATTTAGTGGCCACAAATAATCCAGTACTGTCAATACGCCCACCGCCTGTTTTATTATCTTCAGTTACGACAGTCCAGACAAAATCATCCTGCGGATAGTTTGACGGGGACGTTATGGCTTCGAACTGATATGTGTCTCCAACCTCTAGTTTTAAAGTTTTAACGTTCAATCCTATGCTTTTCAACTCAATCACTTCCTTTTCATCTTCGTTAGTACAAGATGTAAAAAGAAAGAAAGGTAGCAGCGTCGCCAAAATTAAAAATAAAACGCTCATTTTTAATACATTTACATTATCATTTCAATCCAAATCACAACATTACAGCAACTTGCTTTTCCACGGCTTTTTTTATGAAAGCGTTAATAGAAACGCCTGCTTGCTTTGCCAGAACAGCCACTCTACTATGAAGTTCCGGTGATAAACGAACGTTCAATGAACCAGAATAGCTCTTATGCGGTTCAATCCCCTCTTCCTCGCAATACGCCAGATAATCATCTACAGCCTCGTGGAAAGCCGTTGTAAGTTCCCGCACGCTTTCCCCCTCAAAATTAACAAGACCATCAATGCCTTCTATCTTTCCAAAGAAAACATTGTCCTTCTCGCTAAAAGATACAGACCCGATATAGCCTTTGTAAGTCAATGTATTCATATTTGTACTTGTCTATCTCTTTTTTCCGAACAACTCGGAATGACTACCAATTCTAAGCAAGTCGATTATTTCTCCGTCAATCCAAATAAGAAGAAAATCCCCTTCTATATGGCATTCCATACAACCTTTATACTCACCTTTCAACATGTGAGGTTTGTATTCTTGTGGAATCGGATGGTCATTTATAAGCAGGTTTGCGATATATTCAAAAGCTGCGATTTTTTTGGGGAATTTCTGAATACGTTTGAAATCTTTCTTAAACTGGCTTGTTGGGTGTAATTTCTTTTTCACTTCATTAATTCCTCCATCAAACTATCCACGCTGTCGAACGTTTCTTTATTCTTGGTCGTGCGTGCTTCCCTTATAGCCGCTATCGTTTCCTCGTTTGGCTCGGAGTATACAGCGTCCATCAAGGTGCTCTCTACGAAATTATTCAGGCTCCTGTTCGCTTTCTTGGCTTGTTCCTGCAATATTTGCAACAAGTCCTCACGTAAACGGAACGATGTTTGCTTTCTTATTACTGCTTCCATATTACTTATGTATTATATTGTATCGCAAAGGTAATGTATTGTATGCATAAAACAAACTTTCATGATTTTTATTTTGAGGATTACAGGTTATATCATTCCATCTTAATCTTAACATCCACTTCAACAGGTATTGGTTTTTGACAATGGGGGCAAATGATCGTTTTGCTACTATTGATTTCATCAGAAAAGAAATCCCCGACTTTACACCCTATCACATTTGCTATCTTTTGAAGTGTTTCCACCGTTGGGTTTTTATTAATTGATTGAGATAAAGCACCTCGTGTTATAGGCTTACCGTTTTTGCTTTCCCATTCCGCAGCTATACGTTCGATAGTATAACCTTGAGCCTTAATAATTGATTTTATGTCCATCAGATGAATGTTTAGTTATTACTAACGGCAAAGATAAATATAAAAATGATATATGATTAGGAATAACTATTCGAAATATAGTTTTTGATATATTTTAATTAAACATTGGACTTGTGTTAAAGATTAGTTAAACCTAACGGTTTACTTGTGTTTCGTTAGGTTTAACTATACATTTGCATCATCAAAATAAAACAACAGTACAATGGCAACACAGAAATACAACAAGAGCGAGATCATGAAAGACGCATGGAGATTATTCAGACTTTACCGAAAATTCTCTTGGTCTTTTGGCAAGTGCCTTTCTATAGCATGGGATAATGCCAAGATAGAGATAAAAAATAATGAGGCCAAGGCCAAGAGGTTGGCAGAGGAAGAAGCTAGACGCATCGAGTATCGCAAGCATGTTGTCTTATCTCATGTCGGTATGGCTAGCCTTTACGGTAACAGGGTTTATTCGGGTGATTGATAACTATACATTAATAATATAAGGATATGGAAACGATAGAAGTATTGAAGAATGTGCAAAGGATTGCGTTGGAGTGTATGATCGGAAGGAAACCGGTACATATAAACGTAGGCGTAATGCCGGAGACGGGCGGTTTATGCGTCACCGTACAGGACAGATTTCACGAGGTGGTCTATATGGAGATATTCAATGACTGGATGCCGGATCACAAGGAATGGAATAAAAAGACCTACGATAGATTCATGAGCGTAATTAGCGACATGACTTGCAGGCTTGCGGGATAACTCGAACGACGGGGAGAGGATCGGAAGTAGATGCCCCTCCGGTAATACGGCCGGAGGGATTTTACAACAATAGCTCCATTGTGGTGTTTCGAGCCTTGAAAAAATAGGCCACGGATTTTGTCATATATAATTTTGTGATATGAAAATGATCGCTCATGTGACGGTAGCGAAAGAAGATATTTAAGGGCATTGATTCCAGTTGCAGACCGTCACAATAGGCAACTTCAATCTTTGCCCTTCGCTTTTTACCTTGTCAAGCGAGACTGGTAATAAGCAGGTAGGACGGCATACACCGGGGTTCAAGTCCCCGGCTACCACTTCGGTCAAAATAAAATCCTCAAAGGTAGTGCTTGACCGAGCTACCAATGAGGATAGTATTAATCCTTTAACGGGACAAAGTTATGAAAAATAAAAATGAATTAGCAAAATATGATGCTAATATTTTAGAAAAAATCGGTAGAGACGAGGACAAGTTTTCTCTGAACGACTTGTGGATATTGGCGGGAAGCCCACAAAATAAAGATCCTAGACAATGGCAAAGACTTCCTCAAGCAGAAGAATATTTAAAGTCTGTAAGTAAGATTTTAAATGTGGGATTTTCACACATTATAAAATCCAAGAGAGGTAAAGGTGGTGGAACTTACGGTATTAAGCACGTAGTTCTTGAATACGCTCAATATCTAGATGCAGATTTAGGCGTATTGGTTAACGAGGTTTTCTTTCAACGTGTAGAAGAAGAGAAGAATCCCGATTTGATCGTTGATCGTGCCATAAACACATATAAAAGAAAAGGTAAAAATGAGCGATGGATTGCTCAAAGGATTCAAGGTAAAATATCCCGTAGCGCATTTACTAGTACACTAGCTTCCCATGGCGTGGAACGTGAAGGTTTCCGCAATTGTACAAATGCTATATATAGTCATTTGTATGGCGGTGGTACAAATGTAATACGTGAGAAGAAGAATCTTCCCAAAACAGCGAACATAAGAGATCATATGAGCATAGCTGAGTTGATGGCAGTGGGCCTTGCGGAAGCTTTAGCCTCCGAGGACATCGAGAAGAATGATCTAAGAGGTAACGGAAAATGTGAATTGGCTAGCGGAAAAGCATCCAAGATCGTAGCCAATGCAGTCATGGAACATAATAAACAAATTAAAATGATAGAAAGATGAGCAAACATAGAAGAAACAGATCAAATAAAATCATCCGTATGCCTTATTTAGCTAGTAAAGGTAATCTTAGGTTTATCCAGACGGAAGATATGACACTAAATGAAGTCAAAGAGTGGGAAGGCAAGTACAAAACCGTTTCAGTCAATTCAGATGATGGGGCTATTATTGAAATGCAAAAATCATATGTATACGGCATAGACAAAAAAGGACACAAGAGCATTAATCATGAAAGCACCGCATTATTTATTGCAGCATGCGACAATGTATGCGAAAAAGAGGTTACACTAGTTCTTTCCTCAAAAGAAGATGTAAGAAAATTACGAGACTATCTCAATAGATACCTAGAAGATAACCTATGATTAGATTTAGCATCACCAAAACCTTAACTATGATACCTGTGAACTATTAAATGATTGATTGAATATGAAAAATATAGTAGAATTATTGCGTATGTCGGAATTTGTTGGCATCTTTGCGATGCGAAACTTTTTTATGGGCATATATCATTGTGCATTTTTATTTGACTCTTATATACTGAAAATATATAGGCAGGCAGTGTCTAAGCTTTATCCCACAGTGTGGCGCATAAAGGAGTTTCGCAGCTTTAGGACACTGGCCTGCCTTTTTTGTTTTACAAATAAATTCATTGCGTAATGCGAAACTCCGATGGATTTTATTTGAACGGGAATAATAGTACCGTACAAGTAACGTTAGCTCACGACACGAGCAAAGTTCAAGTATTCAACTCTCCATTGTTTGGGGATATCCGTGTTATAACAGACGAAAATGGGAATCCGCTTTTCTGCGCATCTGATGTATGTAATCAACTCGGTTACTCAAATGGAAGAAAAGCGGTACAAGATCATGTCGATATAGAGGATGTAACGAAACGTGACACCCTTACAAAAGGAGGATTACAATCAATGACTTACGTTAATGAAAGCGGCCTTTATGCCTTAATTCTATCAAGCAAAAGACCAGACGCTAAGTCTTATAAAAATTGGGTTACAAAAGATGTTCTACCAACCATTCGCAAAACAGGAGGTTACTACATTCAACACCAATACCCGGTGCCTCAATCCTACGGCGAGGCCCTAATGCTAGCCGCACAACAACAGATGCAAATAGAGGAGCAACAGAAGAGGATAGAGCAAAAGCAAGAGGAGATAACGGAATTGAGAGCGGAGAACGTAGAGCTACAGAAGCAAAGCGAGTACACCCGTGTTATCTTGCAAAGCAAGCAAACAGTACTGGTCACCCAGATAGCGCAAGATTACGGGATGAGCGCAAGAAGGTTCAACGCCTTACTTCGTGATCTTGGCATACAGCACAAGGTTCGCAACCAATGGATTTTGTACGGTAAATACTTGAATAAAGGGTATGTTCACAGCGCCACCCACAACTACACTCACACAAACGGGAATCCCGATGTTAGCCTCAATACGGAATGGACACAAAAGGGACGTCTATTTCTGTATGAGGAATTAAAGATACATGGGATAATGCCACTCATAGAAAAAGGGAAGGCTAATTAATCCATTATTTAATGACGTATGACCAATATTACGCCTTTTCGTATAACATTAAATTCATGAGGAACAACGTATGAAAGACATAAACACGATACTAAACGAAATGCTTTTAACGTCCCAAAGGGACAAGAAGGCGATGGAGCGATTCAACCGGCAATCCTTGAAAATGGAGAAGCTTATCGACGAGCTGGAGAGGGCTTGCGGATTTAGCGGCACCAAGCCCAAGCCACATATGACCGTGTCGGTATACAACAACGGGAGGTCAAAGCCGGGAAGATTCGACCTCCGATCTTTAAATACGCATCTTTTAGCGCAATAGGACGAAGAGCCGTCTAGCCAATAAGGGCCGGACGGCTCTTCACTTATCCCCTTGACGTTGGGTCAGGTTCCTCGAACTTAACGGATAGCCTACTATTCAACCTGTTCCGATCCAAGGCGAAGCTTGATGATCTCTTATGGACAAGGGTAAATGTCATATCAAGATCCGGAACACGCAATACGACCTTGCCTTGTTGAAGGACAGCCACGAACGCCTTATAATTCAGCATATATTCCTCTTGCGTATCCCCGTGTATATTGAACGTAAGGGTAAGATCCCGGCTAGCCACCTTGGGATTATTGAACACGACCCTCTTCCCGTTTTCCAACCGGCTCTCGTTCTCTATGAAATCCTTGTTTCCCGCTGGGGTTAGCAAGGTCTGGATAAAACCCTCTCCCATGGCGACACGATACGTGCCCCATGCGTCATTCCCGTTAATATATAGATCCCCTAACATAATATCCTTGCCGTTCCGTCGTTAATAATCTCCACCTCGCATCCCCCGATATTGACAAGCAATATCACGGAGTAGTTCCCGGCCTCTATCTTGGCCTTGCCCCCGTGCATCAAGATCACCTTATGCACCCTCGTGTTATCGTCATAACTCAAATACGCCACGGTATTACCTATCACACCTACGTTTGTTTTATTGTTAAGCTCAATTAGATCACGATCCACGTATATCCCGTAGGGAGCTATGTTTTTAGCCATGCCTCTAAATAAATCCAACGAAGGATAATTATTCTCCTCGCAAAACTCCCGCCCTTGCGGGGAAAAAAACAGCCAACATAGGCTCTTCCAGTCAGTGGCCTTGCCAGATTCACTGCAAGCCCCTAGCGAAATAGCCCGTCTCGTTATATCTCCAACATTCATACTACATGTTTTTAGTGTTAGTCTCTATACTTGTCAATTTATCCACCGCTTTTTTCAATTGTATCACGGTATTGGCGGTATTATCATTGATCTGCTGTAACTCTATATATATACTGGCGATCATCGTCCTAGTCTCATCCGCCACATCATACAACGAGGCTATCTTTACAGATATCACGTCCATACTGGCCTTTATATACAAGAGGCTCAAGAATTGCTCGGAGCCTTGCAAGAACAACAGTATCTCCTCCCCTGTCATTTGCAGGGCGGTGAAACGGCCATTTAACTCATCGGCGCTATCTTGAGACATTTTCTCGAAACCCCCGGATGTAGCGGTCTGCTCATATTTATCATTTTTATCCTCTTGGAAATACTTGCTTGACGTATCGAAGACCTTCTGGGCCTCAGCGTCCATTTTTTCCTTCAACTTGTTCAACTCCGCTTCTTCCCAAGGCGAAACGATACCATCGGACATATAATCGGCCAGTTTCTTCATGAATTCCTCTACGGAAGGGGATAATTTCTTCTTCAAGAACTCAATGATAGCCGTCTTGATCAAATTTTGGACAATCTTAGTCGAAGCCTCTGCCGCATTAGTTCCTGTAGCCCACGCCTCCGAATACGCTTGGGCGAACTCGTCAATAGCGGACATGACATCGGTTCCTGTTATAGCCTCTACAGCTTTCTCCTTATTGTCCTCCAATTGAGCGTTGATATCCTCCAATTGCTTTTGCCAATCCTTGATCCGGTCATCGTCGGTCTTTTTCTTGTTCCTTTCCTCCTCGATCTGTTGTTGGATGATCACTTTTTGCTGCTCTAGCAATTTATTTTGCTGGTTTATGAGCTTAGAAGCGTCCGTAGAATAAGCCTTTTCTATGGAACGGCCTAGTTTCTCGTACGAGGCATCCAACACATCGATCTGGTCTTGTAATCTCTGTATACGTTTCTCGTTCTTTTTGTCATGGATCTTAGCGATAGAGGACGCTAGAGAGGTCACTACCCCAATAGCAGCACCAGCGGATGCCCCTATAGGGCCAAACATCGCACCCGCTTGCGCACCCTGCATAGCGGAATTTACAGCGTCCATTGCCATATTTAAACCTTCCGCTATGTCATTAAAAGCACCTCCGAACGAATCACCAAGTTTTCCAAAGGTATTAGACAAGAATTGAACAGAGGTCATAACTTCATTTACACCCTCATTAATGAGCTGTAATGATTCCGTCAGTTTTTTGGGGTCGTCACCAGCGGCAAAGAATCGCCTCACTCCTTCTGTCACCTTGTCAAAAGCGGGTCGCAACTCATCGACCTTCTCGTTGGTGCTCTCAACGCTTTTCCCTGCCCTATCCATTATTTCAGGCATATCAGACCAAAGATCGAATTGTTCCTGCGTTATGCCTAATCCCTTGCCTTTTGATTCATCCCATTCTCCGGACTTAAGAAACTCCAAGGCCTCTTTTCCCTTGGTGGATATCTCTATCAACTCCTTTAGAGTCTTGTCCTTCATGTCTCCAAAAAGAGCGATTATGGCATTGGCGGTATTGCCACTTTTTATCTCAAGGTCGGAAAGCTGCTTATCCCATTCCTTCCCGAGTATCAATTTCTCCCCCTCAGTCTCGGCAAACGCTATTTTTTGCCCGTATTCGGCGGCGAGTGCCATTTTTTTGTCTTGATAAGTGCCATATTCCTTAAGATAATCATTCATGGCTTTACGTTGAGCCTCGATCTGCTCGTTCTCTACTTCTTGCGTGGACCGCATACGGGTAGCCTGAGCCTGCGTAATGGCTGTTTTTATTTCAACCGTTTGTTCTTGCGTGAGTTTTCCCCCTTGAGCCTCACGCCACTCTTTCTCCCTCTTACGGATAGCTTCTATTTCACGATCGTAATCATATTCTATTTGGGCGATGCGCTTATCGGATCCTTCCTCCATCAAATCAATCCGAGATTGTTCATTACGACGTTGAAGTTCGAGCAGTTCGTTATTTATTCTTTCTTGAATCTTCTTTTGTTCCTTTGCTTGTCGTTCGTATTCTTTTTGGGCAGTCATATTCTGCTTATCATAAGAATCATATATCTTTAATTGCTTTGTAGCCTCTTGAATGTTAGCTTTAGCCTCTTTATACCTTTCTACTACCTCTTTGTCTATCCCTTCAAATTTACCCGTGTCAAGTAATTTTTTTTGATCTGCGGCAATAGAGTTAAGGAAAGATTCAGCCTGAGACTTCATTGTTTCATAATACTTCTTATTCTCAATTACAGCTTGATCTGCTTGCTCCTTATTAAAAAAAGGATTGAATTTCTTTTGAATATCAGATATTTGTTGATTTGAATCATATACAGATCTCACATAATCTTCCAAATTATCATAAAAATCACTAGGAAGTTTACTTGCTCCTACCTCTGATTGTATTTTAGCTGAAACACCTTGCCATGCCTTTTGCCAAGATTGTCCCGCTAATCGAAAGTCTTCCGTGAGACCTTCTACCGTATTCATTATCTCAATGGCAAAACTATCTCCTCCCAATTTTTCAGAGGCAATAGAACGCATCTCATTCAAAGCATTAGCTTGTTTGTCTATGGATTTTTCAAGCACATCATTTATAGCTTCAGTTTTCGCTTTTAATGCTGCATTTTCAATTAAAGCTTTGTTGACAATTTTATAAGCAGCTTCCAACTCTTTAAGAGAAGCTTGCTCCGAAAGCAGGTAAGGCAAATATTCTGCATATACTTTATTTATCTCTTGAATGGCTTTCGCTCGTCCTTGCGTGCCTTCTGTAGTTCGCTTGACTGTATCAAATAACAATTTGGCATCAGCTTGACCTTTCCCTACCAAGTTATTAAATTCTTTCAATGACTCATTCAACCTCTTTTGTGCCGTATCAGCCCCCAATAAATTCTTCGTCCATTCGATAATATCCTTCCCATAGACAGATAAAAGCGTTATCGCCGCAACCAAGGCCGTTTGCCAACTGAAAATAGATGTTATCAACTGCTTCCAGACTGGAGCCACTTTTGCCACGTCATTATTTCCTGCCGCTACAGCCATCTTGAACGCCTTATACTCCGCAGCGGCTTTCTTCAGCTCATCGGCAAGCATCGGCAAGTTATTGGATATAGCCAAAAAGAATGTATTCCAGCCAACAGCAAGGGAAGGCAACTCCCTTGCGACCTGTTGAACCGACACGCTCAATCCGTTCCAACTACTGGCGTAATTGCCGACGTTCCGTTGATATCGTCCGGTAGCTTGCTCCGCCGAACTAATCTCCGTATTCAAGGCCTGTATCTGTTTTTGCAGGTTAGTCCCTACGGTCGCTTTCCTATCCGTAGCGGAAAGGCGGTCATACTCGGCATTAAGCAACGACAATTGCTTTCTCAACGCTACAAGGGAATCCGAGGCGGCTCCCTCGATCTTGATATTGTCCGAATATTCCTTCCTTAGCCTCTTCAGGGCCTCGTTCTCTAAAGCGTGCTGCCGGGTCTTCTCCTTCAGGTCGGTTAATATATTAGATCCCTTCTGGGAATTTTTATCCGCATCCGAGAGAGACAAGTAAGACTTATTGAGCTTTTTGATCTCGTCACTTAGGCCTTTAACCTTCAGTTGTTGCTCGACAAACACATCGGTAGCGTTATTCAATTCTTCTGTTATCTGACGAGCCCCATCAATAATACCATTAGAGACCTTAAGCTGCTCTATTACCCTTTGATAATTCTGCATCTGCTGCTCATAGTCCTTTAGTTTCCGTGTCGCCTCCTCGTATTTCCGGTTTAAATCGTCAAATCCCTTGGTATCTGTAGATACATCGAAATCCTTCAAGGCGGATTTCAACTCCTCCACCTCCTTTCGAAGATTTATAAGTTTCTGTAGATCGGCATCGACCTCGAAGTTTAGTTTAGCCATTAATCACCCTCCTTTTCCTTTCGCTTCAACAAATCACGCCCGGTTCTCTCCACGATCAAATCACCGGAAACGCTATGCAATATATCCTTCTGCATGATCAGAAGGTTTCGATATGGTATTTTATAAACCACGTCCTCATAAGACAATCCCAACGATTCCATGAACGTGGCCACTTGCCCTAGCATGGTCTCATTACCTGTTACCTTGGTGTCGCCGCCATTCTTGCCACGCTCTCGGCTAAGGCGGCACAGACGAAAAAATCCTCTGCGGATATGAATTTAACGACAGTCTCCAACGCCTCCCTTAGCTCATGGAGGGTAGCCCCATCGATCTCCTTGTACATATCAGCGCTTCCTAAAACGAACACAGACAATCCCTTTAATATATTTTCCAGATCGTTCCTCACCTTTTCAAGATCCTCCTTGCCCGATGTTGTCTTATCAATAAGAGATAGGTATTGTATACCTTTGCAAATCGTCGCTATTGTAGGAGGACTTACCTTATACGCCTTCCCCCCTAGGACCACGACCTTGAAATCCTCACCTAGGACAGCGTCAGCCACTAAACTAGCACCCTTGTTCATGTCACGTAAAAAAATTAGAATTAAACAAAAACGGGGACGAACGGAAAATACCGCCGTCCCCGTGCCTATAAGACATATTACATTCAATCCTTCAAGGATTTTCCTTCCACGTCAAACCAATACTCTGAAGCTATTGTCGTGGATGATTTCAGCGGGGTGGCGGACATCGACAAACCAACAGCCCCATCCGTGGAAGCCCCACGACCCACAAGATTCGCCTTAGGGAAAATGATAGCCACGTCATCATTGGTAATAGCGACGATACATTTATATCGTTGCTCGCCGGCGTTGCCACGTTCCCATCCCTTATCCGTATCCAAGGGTTTACCGCCCATAAGCTCGGCCTTGGTAGCGAAGTCATATGCCCCGATCACCCAATTCAAGCTCTGTGATCCTGCCTCAAACGATGACCGATATGTCTGGCCGGTCAACTCATCCTTGAATTCTGTTAACGTACCGTCCTCCTCGGTATATTCATAAGTCCCTTGATGGACGATTTGAACATCCTTGAAAGCCGTAAATAACGTCTCCAAGCTCTCGTATGTGGGTGCAGCAACCAGAGGCTCCCCATAAAGTATCCTTTTTACGCCTATAGCAGAAATTGTTCTTCCCATATTACAATACTATTACATTTAAAACTTTAAATAATACTCTCACATTAACGTAGTGACATTTAAGATCCCTGTTAACCTCAATTCTAGTAGTGTCTACCTCGTAAGTATAAGGAGTGCCATCAAACACCGAGGTGTCCTTGAACACCTCCATGGACATACGTTCCAGCTTATTCATCCTGTCCAAATCAGGCGTTCCTTTCTCGTCCAGATCAGGGACGGCTATATTGACATGAACGAATCCCACCTTCCATGTAATTCCCGGCTCCGAGGAATTCGAGTGTACGGTAACCCTCTCCTCCTCAAGCTTACCTGTAGGCGTATCATCCTCCTTGTACACCCCGGTAACACCAAGTTCCAAGGCTTTCTTATATAAGATTGTCTGTATGTCCGTGCTTACTATCATTGTAACATAGCTATTACTTTAGCCTCGGCAGTATCTATCACGTTTAGCTTATGGATATCATTCACATAGCTAGCGTAATCCATTCCCGCCACGACAATCAATGTCACTCCCTTTGTATGCTTAGAAGCCAGATCCCTAGCGTAACTAAGCCCTTGCCTGCTCCCCTCACTTCCATCCCCGGACTTTCCTTTAGCCCAGAACTGGACCGTCTTTTGGGATCTGGTCGTGAAAAAAACCTTCTCATAATTTTCCCCACGTCCATCTATCCTCTTAAACCCGCCTTCCTTTACGATCTTACCGTCCATTGATATGACATATCCCAATGAACTCCTCAAGTTCCCGGTAATATCGTTATATTTACCTTCTTGAACGGCGGTCTCATAAGCGGATTGCCCTAGTTGGGCAAGAAAGGCAAACACCTCACGATAGGCCTCCAAGATGAAATCATCCACATCGGACAAATCATAACTTAACTTTATTATTCCAGCCATATTTGCCCGTAATTTAGATAATCCGTGAGCATCGGGTTGATAACAACGCCACTACCACGGATACTACCATCTTGGTTCAATACTCTCACGATATCCCCGGCATCAATCTTGATCTTATCTGTCACGACACGATATTTGTAATCAAAGGCTACGCCATTTACCGTATATACCCGATCGGCGCTCTTATCATAGCATTTACATCGTCCCAGTCTCTCCCATAACTCACCACCAGTCCCGGGAACAGGATTGCCATTGTCATCGTGATCATATTCCTTGACAACCTTTCGTTCTAATATGTGAGGAGCGTAATACATATCAATAATCCGTATAAGATGAGACTACCCCAAGACCGGAAGACACATCCGGGCTAACACCGTTCCGTTCGCACAGGAACAAATAATACCGCCGGAGGCCGTCCTTGTCCCAAGAGACAGAGAAGCCGCTCTCATTGACGCTATCAGGGCGCAATAGCAGCGACGGGATGATCTCTATCATCCCTGTCTCTACCTTGCCTATGGATTCACTAGACATCTCATCGTCCGGGGATAGCCCCGATTTGATACTGAAATCCAGCATATCCGCCTCGGATAGATCTCCATAAGCCGAGAATTTCTGCCCTATGTAGTCTCTTATCGTCATGCCTCCACCGTCAATGAGTAAATGCCATTAATCTCGGTAAGGACCGGCAAGGATAGCGATTGAGCCTTGGTAAACTCTACGCCATTGGAATTGTCCGTCTCGCCCTTGCCCCATTGAGAGATACGAATCCGGCCATAATTAGAGTAAGTAACGCCCGGTTCCTGTCTCAACTCATTATCGGCGTAAGCGTTCTTGATGACACCTAATTTACCTGCCGGGACAAAGACGATATTCTTGTCGTTCCAAGGCTTGTACTCGGATAGCTTGCCGTTGTCTTGGATACGGGTGATACGTCTCACTGTCTCTATGACAGGAAGGTCATTAGAGCGTAGGAACTCATTCAAACCGGACATCAAAAGAGGAGTGCCGGATTTGTCGGTCCCAAAAATGACCTGTTTCATCTTCCTGCTCTTAAGCAAATAAGACAATCTGGCCGGAGACATCAATATCTTATCAAACGTCACCTTGTCTTGGGCCGCATCCACGACACCTTGGATATCCTCGAAAGGATCGACGTTGTCCTTATTGGTATCCGTCCAGTCAAGAGTAACGCTAGCGATATTCTCGGGCGGCATCTTGTAATCAATAATACCACGTACCCCTCCTTCAGGGTTATTATTGGCATTAAAGGTAAATACCCCCTTGTTGGACAAGGCACCCAAGAAAATAATATCCAACTTAGATTGCACGGATTTGACAACGGTAGACACGTTATTCCACATCAGATTAATGAGCTGCTGTGTCTTCTGGTCATCCGTCAACATCCTAGAGTCTAGGATCTGCAAGACCTTGCGATACTCCTCGATCGGCATTGAGTAACTCATCTGGTGGGTAAGGACCTTTTGCTTCAAGGTCTCAAGCCCCTCCGTACCCAAGATCGGTTCCTTTCCCTTGGAATCAAGGGTAGCCGCCGCAACGCTCAAGTTATATTGCCCGATCAGCTCCTCAAAATTAAGGCCGATAGTCGGGACATCCCAATCAAGATAACGCTCGTAGATATTCTGGTCAAACAAGCGCTTGCGAAGCTCCGTGGCAGCGTCAATACGAATCTGAACCTCTTTTGTCAGTTCGCCAAAAATAGAACTATAAACATCCATCGTTCACCTCCTTACTGTCTAATATACTTAATAGTGGGATTATTCTTCATGCTGAATCCCGTCAACCATGAGGAAGGGACTGGATAAGCCACATCCTTAAGGATAAGGACCTCATATCCCGCCGATACCGTCTGGAAAGACATATTCTTCGTATAGACAAACGTTGTCTCAACCACAGCGTCAGGCTCATCCGTTCCCACGGCAAGAATCGCCCCTTCTGTAGCAGACTCTACAGCGGCAGCCAATGTAACCACGTCATAATCAGAGTTGCTTGAATCTACGGAACTCACGTTCTGCCCACCAATAGAATCTCCCTTGGCGACAAAGCTATCTTTCCCTATGGTCGTTCCTCCGGCTAATACCTTAACGGCCTTACAGATCTTGCACTCCATGCGATCAAAGTCCAGCTTGATAGGAGTGCCCTTTCGCACGATTGTCCCTTCCGCCAACTCAGTGGTTAATTTGAAATCTCCGGGAAGGGGAGAGCATTCCCCGCGCCAAAAGACGGGGAACGATCCTTTAATCTTTGTTTTGTTAAATTCGATACCCATAATCTTTTACTTTAATTAGCGTCCGGCAATGATTTGGCCCAATCCTTAGCGAGCTCCTTGCTCTTTTCCTTGGACGTAGAGACAGAGAACGCCGAACCTTTTTCCTCTAATCCCTTTGCGACCTCATTTTGTCTCACCTTGGACAGATAAGTATCAATCGCATTATCGTCCATATCGTCCGTTATAGCGAAGCCCTCCTCTATCCGTTCCTTTGAGATCTTAAGGCTCTTGGCCTTGTCAAGGATCAGATTGTGTCTTTCAGCACGTGCTTTCTCCTCCTTAGCTTTATCATTCTCGGAGGTCAAGAGCCGGATTTTCTCGTCCTGCTCCTCACGATACTTCTTGAACCAATCCGGCTCCTCGTTTTTATCTGGTTGCTGTTGCTGGCCGCCCCCCTTGCCTCTCAACTCCTCTAATTCCTTCTTGTAATTTGCGCATTCGGTTCGCACCTTATCCAAGGAACTCTGGTAAGATTTCAACATTGATTCTTGCCCTGCTACCGCAGTTTCAAGATTATCGTCCGTAATCAGGCCAGTGGACCCCAATGATTCTGCCACGGACCTCAAAACATCCTCCGTTAACCCAAGATTTGAGTACTTCTGTTTTAACTGCTGGAAAATCTTCTCTTTCATGCTATCACTTTTATTTTTCGCATAAAAGTATTGATACATAAGCTTGTAATAAAATAAAAACAGGCTATATACATGACAATAGACCGATTGTCACAAAAACAATAATATTAAACCATTCGTGCCTATTGCTTGATAGGCTGCGCATGCGCCGGTACATCCTTTAAATCGAACGGTCCGGGTGTCATAGCTTGTATGCAGAGATACAATACGCCATCCTGCGTGTAGTACTTGTTGAATTCAAGCGCCATATTTTGTGTATATGGAATAGGATCTTCCATAGTGCCGGCGTGTCCTTCCGCGTCTACTCTTTTCCACAGGCTTAGGGTGGCTGTGCTAGGCTTCCAGTTCTCTTGCGTGAGATGGTCTTTGATACATTCCCACAGGATGTCCTCGACCCGGTATCGCTCACCGGCTTTGACATTTATCCCGGTCTTCCATTCCGGGTATCGATCCTTGACCTGTAAGGCTTCCGACGGGGTAAGGTTATACGTGTTTATCTCCTCGGTAGCCTCCTTGTCCAGTTCGTCCAATGCCAACAATCTGCTGAGTTGCCTATTGATTACGGGTTGTTCTTCTTCCGGATAAGTCCATTCGTCGCTATTCAATAGCTCTATTAAAGACGGGTCGTCGAAATTATAGCGAGGGAAGTCCTCCTCGGCAAAGGGAGATAGATACTCCTCATGCAAGACTACCTTGCTTTGATCCACACTCGTTCTCATTTCGGGCAATATCTCGATTCCGTGAGATTTAGCCCATAATAAATCCACTATAGCGTACCTCATATCATTTTGCTTTTAATGTTTGTAAATAATCATATGCTTTGATACAGTCGTCTTTGGATAGGATGTGGTTGTAAATGGCTAAATTCTTTAAGGCGATTTTAGTAAAGTGGTTTCCATTACTACCAATCATTAAGTACTTATTACTACTTGCGATAGGTTGTTCTTCACTAACTAGCATTTCAGACCAATCATCATAATATACACGTCCATCTGAGCAAATAGCCTTTAAAGATTTAGTATTTAAAACTTGTCCTTTACTTGTGTTATTTATGTATATTATCAATCCATTATCTTTGTTAAACACAAATAAAGAAGAAGGTTTTATGATACCCGCAGACCCCATCCCGTCAGCCACCAGCTTCCACTCACCAACAATCGTAAATTCCTTATCCATTACAAAATCCGACGAAACAACCTTATCATCCACCCCATCAGTAATCAGATAGCCCGCATATTCACCTTCTTGATTATACCCGCTACCTTCCGCAAACCCAAAATTGGTCAGCTTAAGATCATTACCATTGCCTGTAATATTGGCGATAGTAGCACGATCACTATCCTTGTTGGTCTTGCCGGCCACTGTCCATGCTTGGTCGGGGAAAAGCCAAGGGCGCTGGGAATCATCGCCGGAACCGCCACGCCCTCCAAGCCCCAGCTTTATCCCTCGCAAGTCTATGCCCGAGAGATCGATCTTGGATAAATTGATGTCGCTTAGAGCTATCATTGCAGTATCGATATTTTAGAGATTTCTATTGTCGACACGATCCTTACTATCTGTCCAGATTTACCTACTACCCCATTCTCATACAGCTTGACATTTCGAGCTAGATAAGCTGCAACTACCCAATTATCACCAGTAATACTTCTCTCTAAGACAATATTACCATTATCTTTAAGTTCTACATGTAGAACTATATCGCTTGATTGGAGCGATATAGAATCCGATATATACTTATCTCCTTCCTTTCGGAACATTACATCCTTTACCATAATATTTAAAATTCAATTTTGTGAATAAATATGCCTTTATATACCATTTAACAGTATTTTTTATTTAAATAATTCCGTAAGACCTTTAATTTCGATTGGAATCATCCGGGCTTTTGGAATTTTCAATCTTCTCTTTTCTATTATCTTGCGTCTTTTCCCGCTTATCCTCTAATATCCGTCGAATCTCCTCCTCCGGCTTATCAGTCAAGGACAGCATATCTACCGCCGTTTGAAGGGACACCAATCCTGACTCATAGAGTTTCGCTATCATATCTATTCTCTTATCCTTATCCTCGGCGAAAGGCTCGGAGAACTCATGTTGCAGGTCGAGCCTGCCTAACTCCTCTCTCATGCCGATATGAGTTACGTTCATCATGATAGCCAATATAAGATTCTTCTCACGGTCTATTAATATATCATATATCTCTTTCAAGTTATCCCTTTTCATGTATCCAAGGGCCAAGGCCCTTTTCAATGCCTCCCCGGATAATGTCCCAAGCCCCTTCATGTTCTCGTAACTGAAATCCGGGGTGAACGTATCGAATAGTATGCTTGATGACAGGTCTTTTTTCTCCGCCTCTTTCATCGTGGAATAATCGGGCGGAACTAGGTACTCGGCAGCGCTTTTGTCCTTATCGGACATGGTGATAACCTCTCCTACCATATTAGATCCTCCTCCTACTATGCTCTGAATGACATCAGCGGTTAATTTCAATTTTGGATCGGAGAAATAATTATTGGAATCCGCCGCCTTGCTATCAACCGCTTCCTCTCTGTCTATACGCTTTTGCACCCCATACCATGCCTTGTTTTGACGATAGTAGATAACATTTATTTTACCCGAAGGATTAAACAATGGCGTAACATCCCATCCGATATCCGCTCTCTTGCATCTATAGATGTATTCCGGGGTCTCTATATCAAAATGCTCTACGGACTTATCGCCCTCAAGCAACGTATATCCATAACCAAAAGCTATCATGTTATCCCATTGATCAAATAAAGGCCGCAATGTATATCCTTTTGATTTGGATATAACCTTAACCTTTACTTGGGGCATACCATTTTCCCTGTATATATGATAAACCTTAGCGCTCTCCGTCTCCGCCCCAGCCAAACGCTTGGCCTCCCGGATTGTCGTGTTGAATCGAGTATCACGGAGAAAATCACCGAATGCCCTGAAAGCCTTATCCGTATCATCCGATACAGCTTTCCACAAGATAGGCTGCCCGAGGAGAAAAAACAACTCGACCTCATTTATATACGCTTGCCTTCCTCTTGGCAATTTCTCCGTAATATACGGTTCTTGATTTTTCCTGTGCTTATTAGGACGTTTATTAACCTCATGGGATTCCGGGTTATACTCCAAGATCGCTTGGGAAACATCCCTGTCCCGGCATTGCATCATTGACATGGCCCGGCTTATATCCCTATCCTTGATAAGGCTGACAAAGTCCCTCTCCACTCCCAACGAGTTCAATATCTTGTTTTGGAAAACCTGAAATATAGCGTCTATGTAATTCATGTTAAAATCCTAACTCCTCCTTCGAGTACAGTCTTGTTGTTAATACTTTTCCTAGAAGCTTGCCTATCGTCCAATAACGTGCCCCATCGATAAGATGGTTATACCCGTCAATAGGCTCATTGATAAATTTACCGTCCTTGTTTTGGGCGTATACATAGTTCCTAAGCTCTTTTATCAAGTTTAAAGATCTCTTGGTGACACAAATCTTATACTCCATCATCTTGATAATACCTCCCATAACAGATCCCTTGTACTTGTCCGCAGGGTATATGATTATCCCCGCATTTGATATTTCTTGTATAAGCCTTGGATCGGCGCTGTCAGCGTAAACCACCAAGCCTAGGTCTTTCAATACCTTAATAATCTCCTTGGTTAACATATGGGTACGGTAACATTTTTCGTCAAGATATAACCTATCATCAACCAATCCGCATCTAACTATAGCGGTAGGGTCATAGCTATATCCAAAGTCAAGCCCTAACGCCACATGCTTGGCATAGGAAGGGAACTCGTCCACGATCTCGAAATCAGGGAACACCAACCCTTCGGCCATCGCCCGCTGCCCTAACCCATAAACCGCCCAAAGCACCTTATTCTTATTCTTCAATGACTCTATCTCATCGATGATTGTTTGCTCTAAAAAAGGATTGTCCTTATAAGTGGATATAAAATGATACGTCCTAGGGTCATTGTTCAGATCGCAAATCCAGTGCTCGTCACTGAACGACGGGTTATAATCAATGACAGAGAAAAGAGTGGTACGCATCACCAGTTGCTGCCACTCAAGATAAGATATCTCATTTCCCTCGTTACAATAAAGTATATCACGTTTCCTTCCTCTTATCTTCTGTTCATCATCCGTGGAAAAGAACTCCACGAATGATCCATTTGGGAACGAGTAAACCATCTCCGACTTGTTCATGCACCTATTATCCCATATACGGAACTTATCGATCATGATTTCCTTGAAATCCCGGAAGACAGATCCCTTCAGCGCCGGCAATGTCTTCCTCACGATAGATAGAGACAGCTTAGGGTTATGAAGGATATACGCTATAAGGAATATCAATATGTTATAAGTTTTACTGCTCCTTGAAGATCCTTGGGCAGATATGATCTTATAACCGCTATCCAAAGCGCCCTGTACCTCCGTATATATCCTAGTCGTCTGTATCACCATTGATAACGTCCTCCCTCTTGTCAATAACCTGAATAGTTATGGATTTATCCTCGCCATCTATATTGACCTCCGATTTGACAGGCGCATCCCATCCCATCATCTTTGAAAGGCGATCCAAAGCGTCTATCTTGGAATACATCTTTACCTCAAAGCCCTTATCCGTACTTTTGACCGATTGGATAGCTAATTGGAAAGACAAAGGCAGTTTAGACAAATCTTTTATCAAGAAGATCACATAGTTCTTCCCCCTCTTGATTTGCAACATATCCACGACATTGGCCCGTGCTATATTCTTAAGGATATCAATAGCCTCGTCTTTGGTTATATCCGATCTTCTTTGTAAATCAGCTTGCAACTCTTTTACCCTTACCGCTATCTTACCGTTGGCTAGAAGCTCGCAAGCCCTTATATTAATAGTCTCGGGTCTCATATTCTCGCAAGAATAAGCACGCCTATACGCCTCGGAAGCATTGCCTGATTCCAAGTAATAATTACAGAACTTCTCTTGCTTGATTGTCAATTTCATATCTTTGCCTTGAATAAAGATCAAGACCAAAGTTATGTCATCGATATTTATGGTCATAAATAAAGAAAGGGCGATTCGTGACATTCTACCTGTTGTCACGAATTACCCCTAAAAAACCACAAAAT